GCCTTTGCTTCTTCTGGTGTAATGCCAACAAGTAAAGCGCCGCCACCTACGCCAGCCAATAAATTACTTGAACCTTTTTTGTCTGGGTTAAATCTTGCAAATTTAGATCTTATGTTTTCAGGTTTAAAAACAACCAAGTGGTCAGCTTCTTGCCCTGTAAGTCCGACATCATCGACAAGCCGTCCAAACTCAATACCGTCAAAGCCGCTTGCTTTTGCGTTTTTGATTTCCTTGTTGATATATTCCTGCTCATCCATGAAGTCTGCGCCTTTCATATCTATTTTTTTTATTTTTCCTTTGGCGTATAGCGGCATTATATTTTGCCCTTTCCCTGCTGCACTTTCTTTTTCTAATTCCTCTGCTGCTCTTTGTAGCTCGTCATGCTTATCCCAATCACCCTTGTCAGCCCAATAATAAGAATCTTCAATCATATTCCCGACTTTTGCATCTCTAGCTGCATGATTAGCGTAACTCTCTGCTGTTGATGGCTTACTTGCAGTCCAAAACCCTTGTCTAGCTGACTCTGCTCTAGTTGCCCCGCCAAATTTTTTTGGGTCTATTTCCTTTATGTCAGTATCAGTACCATGATAATAAGTTTTATCAACATCAAAACCCTGCTGCTCAGCTCTTGCCATTCTGCTGGCTTCATCCATAGGTAAATCAACTTGATTAGATATCTCGGAAAGCGCATCATCAGTAAAACCGTCGGCAGTTGCTTGCCCTGCCTTTGTTGCTTCATCTGTAGAATCAGTTAAAGTCTTTATTAATTGCGTAAGTGGTTTAGCCATTATTGTTACTCTTTAAGTATTTAGACCATTCTATCAGGATTTTCTTTTGCTTCTCAAATTGCTGCGAGTTAATAGAGCCATCTTTAAGCTTGTTTTCTAGCTCTTTCTTGCCTTGTATAATATCATTCATTGCCACGTTCATCCTTTCTCCTTGAAACGCAAAAGGCAACGCTGTTTTAAGCATCACAGGAGTTGACGCTATTTGATAATTAGTCCATATCTCATCAGCCTTTTCTGTTGCCTCTATTGCTGTAGCTCTTGGATTCTCTGCAAACCATTGATCAAAATCCCTACCAGCATTGGCCAGCCTTATGCCTGCCCCTTCTGGTGGCTGCATAGCATCAAGCCTTGAAGCTCTTCTTAAAAAACTAGCCCCTTGCTTGTATGGTGTTGGTATGTCGCCCTCAATTTCTGCCTTAGCTTTGGCGGTTAGCGAATTAAAATCACTTATTGTTAAGCTGCGATTTATTAAAGCTAATTTTGCATCCGCTATCGCTTCTTCTGGATTCACTTGAACTAAGCTGTAAAGCCTTCCATATTCATTTATATCAGTAGCTGGTTTTGACTTAGTGCCGCTTGCTTCACCTAAAAAGTATTTGTAATCAGCTTGTGATAGGTTATCCCTATTACCCTGAACATCATTCAAGGTAAGCTCATTTGCTGCTTGCTTGTCAAATAAGTCTTTAGCGGTTGACTCTTCAATAAACTTTTCTCTATCGCCAGCCAACTTATCAAACTTTCTTTGCTGTGCTATGTATGCTGCATCTTGCTCAGAAGCTTTTCTTGAGGCGTACTGTGTTAACTGTAATAGCTTTTGTGGTTGCATGTTTTTAATGTAGCTTGGCTCTTGCAACATTTTTAATGCTTTATCTGGGTCTGCGTCAGCAATAGAAGTTATTTTTATATAACCTATATCGTTTCTAACCATACGCTTTTTTTCTTGCTTTTCTATCTCGGTTAACTGCGAGCTATCAATAGCCGCAATAGATAGTCTTAAGCTCTGCTCTGACAAATCAGGGTTATTATAAACATTACTTACTTCTGTATTTATTAAGTCATTAACTAACCCTGCTGAATAAGCCTTATTTAAGTCTTGAGCCGTTCGTGTTATGTAACTGTAGTTTTTTGCTTTAAGGTCTGAAAATAAACTTTGTGCGGCTTCTGTTTGGTATTCGTCTTCCGCTATCTCATCGGCGTAGGTTCTTGCTGACTCCATAAAGGTAGTCATGCCTTTTTCGTATTCGTCACCCGTTTTTGACTCTTGGCGTAGCTGTCTATCCATCATGGCAAAGTCTTGTGAAAATTGGTTATTCTGCTCAATGGCAAAGTCACGCGCTTTATCTTCTTTAGCTTTTATGTTTTGCTGCTCTATCTTATCAACAGCGCCGCCAATGGCTTGACCTATCTGAGTAAAGCTTTGTGCTTTTTGTGATTCATAGGCGGCAACGCTTGGCATCATAGCCAAACCTCTCACACCTGTTCTTACTGCGCCCGGTAATTTCATTTAATTAACCCTTACCAAATAAACCACTACCAGCAATTTGGCCAGCGCCAGAAAACAAACTTGATATTGCTTGGTTTTGTAATTGCTTAACTTGTAAATCGCCACCCATTTTGGCCGCTTTTACTTGCTGTGCGCCAGACTTTTTAAGCCATGCCAATTGAGCTGCGTTTTCTTTTTTCGTGTCGGCAATAGCTAAGCCTCTCGAGCCTGTACTCTGCACACCGCTAGCCGCACTTACAGCGCCCATTAATGATTCACTGTCGATTATATCGGATTCAAGTCTGCGCTGCTCTTCTGTGTTGGTCTGTCTCATTAAATCAGCATTCATAGCATTAATACGCTTTTGTTTTTTGGCTCCGCTTCTAGCGCTAGCCGCACCAAGTAATGATCCAGCACCAGCAATAATTGCACCCCACATATCAACCCCTTAAAGTTTGTTTTGAGTCATTTTACCAAATAACCCTGTAATTGTTAGTTTATATGGCAAAGACTGAGTAACTGTTATACTACCCTTATCATAACCCAAACTGTTTACTGTTACATCACCAGTTAAGTCTGGCTGTCTATACCCCATAGGCGTAGACGGAAACCTTACTTTTTCACGCTTGTCATTAATAAGTGGTACAGCACTTTGATAAATTCTGGCTGTTATTTCACTGTAACGTTTTTTAAATCCCATGCTTGAGCCTGCTTGTGATCCTAAATCAGTTTCTAACGTAGCAATACTTATAGGCATTTCAAGCCCTATAACAGCTTTATCTTCAAAGTAATTCAATACCCCATCACCATTACTATCTAGTGTTATATTAGGATGCTGTGCATCGTTTATTTTAATGACAACCTCTTGCCCTGCTAGATGTGGTACGCTTATATTTTTACTATCAGTTTCAACGGTGGTATAACTATCCATGTAATCAAAGCCTAACTCTTCAACGTATGTAGTAGCCTGACCATTAATAACACGCTGAACAGTCATTGATAAAATGCTAAAGCCAGACTTCTCACTAACACTAATACCCAATACATTAGCAATCGAATGCTTATGCCACCCCATAGTTTCAGTATAAGGGTCATAAGTACAACCAATCAAAGTGCCATCATCAAGTAAACACCACACAATACTTTCAGGATTACGAGCATAAGCAATACTAATAATTTTTTTATTTAATGTTAGGTTTTCAGCGGTGAAACTTATTTCATTTGCTCGCCATTGATTTTGATCTTCTTGATAACGTATAGCTAGCAACTTGCGACCGTCACCAGATACAAACATGATCATACTACCAACAAGGATGCTGTTAACAGATTCGCCACCCTCGGCGCTTTGTTGAGCAACAAAAATATCGTCGGGCGTTATAATGCCCTGCGAGCCATTAGCGATAAACTCACCTGCGTTTGTTCCTATAACTAAATTATTACCTCCTTCAAGCCATCTAATGCGCCCAGCTTTTGACAATGAAAATTCAAGCCCGTCATTAGCTTCTGTTCCTAGTGTTAGCGTTTCAAGCTCATTGTCTGCGGTTGACTCATCATTAGACTGACTACCCCAAAAAGTTTGAGGCTTAGACTGTACACCAGCCCACCAGCTGCGACCTTGAAAAAATGTTAAGGTTGTTGGGTAATTACCTGTTGACCAATCGGAAGGAATACCAACAAAAGGAACTGCTTCAAACGTCCATGCATTAGTATCTAAATCATAATTTAGTTTTTGAGGTGCTTTGTCTTGGCAAAGGAAATACATACTAAATTCATTCGGAGACATTTCAGTTTGCATGGTTCTAATGTCGTTTTCATCCCAAGGGTGAACAAACTCAATAGCGCCTGTGCTAGTTAGTGATGATGTGACAGAGGTTAAAGCCCTTGCTCCATAAACATCTATACCCGGAGGCACAGAACCCGCACCAATATCATTGATACATGAAAAAGTTATCCAATAACTTGTTGCTCCGTTAGGGTTAAAAATTATCTCGCCATTATCAACAGCTCTGAAATTTTCCTCAAATATATCATTTGCCCCAGCGCTAGTGCCTATCTTAATAAACATACTCGGAGGGATGAATGCCCCTATAAAATTTGAAGTAAAACTTATTCGCCTTTCTTCGTTTTCAGTACCAGAAGCTAAATTAACTTCTTGTGTTATACCTGCCAATTCACCATTAGGGAAAGTGTCTTCTGGTGTTAATAACACAGTACCACTTGACCAAAGAACAGTTGACTTACCAGAAGTAAATAACTTACTCCACCCGGTTAAGCCAATATTAAAGCTAGTGTTGACTAAATCGTCTTGAAATAAAGAGCCGCTAGCACCGTTAACAATTAGCCGACCATCTTCAACAGCTACCGCGCTAAATGCTTCACCCGTCACATTGTTAGGAATTAATTGAAAAGGGAATGGTCTAGCGTAGTTGTCGCCTAAACTTTCAAGGAATACAGTACCGCTTCTTGATTCCATAGGGCCATGTCTAGTAACAATCATATTATCACTGTCTTTTAGTCCTGAGCGGTATTGCGGTAAATCACTTCTAGCCCAAAAGCGAGGCGATAAAATGCCACTGGTAAAGCTTGTTTGTAATGGATAAAGGTTCATTATCTAGCCCTTGCTCCTATCAATACATTAGAGCGTAATACTTTTGTGCGTCCGGTCATACCATCGCTTGCGGCTGCTTCATCAACTAGTATTTTATACTCACTAAGTAAGTCTAATTTAAGTTGTCTACTTGCTGCGATAGGTATTGCCAAACGTGAGCCAAGGTTAGCGGCTAAAGCTGTTATAAACGAATCAGTAAATCGGTTTGGATCTTCCACTTTCTCAATGTATTTAATCCACACTTGTCCGACCGTATCTGCACTAATATACTCGCCTTCTTGCTGCCACTGTAAATTGTTTTGCGTGTAACGAGTGTTCGTGTCACCTCGCTTATTATCCCACACTTCAATGATACGAGAGCAATCATCAGGGATTTTAAAGCTTGATTGAAAACCGAAAGCAGGCTCAACAGTGGCAGACTCAGCAACTTCAATGCGCTTTACGGCAAAATTCCAATCTACCGCTTCAAGCACAAAACCTAAAGCATACGGGTAATGTAATCGGCAAAGGTCTGCGCCCGTTGAATTTTCTAGCGGATCAATAACGTTACTATCACCAACCAAGTTGAGAGCCAAATTCCATATATCAACGGTACTAGCCATTCGCTACTCCTTAGCCTTCGCCGCTGCTTCGGGCTTAGCTTTAGCTTTCTTTTTCTTTTTAGGCATAAAAGCCTCGACAGCTTCAACCTTAATTTTTAAAGTTAGGCTGATTTCTTTGGCATCTTTGCCCACCTCATTTAACTTTTTAATCTGGTTTTGGTCAAGCTTGTTAACGCCTGTTTTAAAGCCGTCAGCTTTTTGTTTTGATATAGGTTTCATAATTTGCCCTTAACTTAGTTCGTCAACTTTTTGTG